TCAAAGAATATTTGAAGTGTTCATCCAACCCTACACACTTCATTGAGAACTATTGTCAAATTATATCACTAGACGAAGGACTTGTCAAGTTTGAACTTCGTGGATATCAGGCTGATCTAATTGAACACTACGATGCAAATCGATTCAATATAGTACTTGCATCTAGACAGAGTGGTAAATCCATCACGTCATGTGCGTACTTGCTGTGGTATCTCCTCTTTCACCCCGAAGTCACCGTTGCAGTACTTGCTAACAAAGGTGCAATTGCTCGTGAGATGATCTCTCGTATTGTTACCATGTTGGAATCAGTCCCATTCTTCTTACAGCCTGGTGTTAAGATACTTAACAAAGGTTCAATTGAATTTGCAAATGATTCTAAGGTAGTTGCAGCTGCAACATCTTCGAGTTCTATTCGTGGTCTTTCAATCAACCTACTATACCTAGATGAGTTTGCGTTCGTAGAAAATGCAGAAGAATTCTATACATCAACATATCCTGTTGTTACTTCAGGTAAAAACTCGAAGGTTATTATCACATCTACTGCAAACGGTGTGGGTAACATGTTCTACAAGTTATATGAGAGTGCAGTGCAGAGAGAAAGTGAGTATAAACACTTCCTCATTAATTGGTATGATGTGCCGGGCAGAGATGATGCATGGAAGAAGTCCACGATCGCAAACACATCCGAGACCCAGTTTGAACAAGAGTACGGTAACAGTTTCCTAGGAACAGGTAATACACTCATTAATTCGAATTGTTTATTGGGAATGAGGTCAGTCACCCCCGACTGGAATAAAGATAACATAAATATATACACTAGACCCGTAGAAGGTCATTCATATGTATGTACAGTGGATGTCTCTAAGGGTAGGGGAATCGACTATTCCACGTTTAGTATATTTGATGTGTCGGTACAACCCTTTAAACAAGTTGCTACATTCAGAGACAATATGTTGTCTCCGATGTTATTACCCGACATGATTTCAAAATATGTTAGACCCTATAACGAAGCATTAGTAATCGTAGAGAACAATGCAGAGGGAGGGATGGTTGCTACTCAATTGCACTATGATATTGAATATCCCAATGTATTTGTACAGGGGATGACCAAACAAGAAGATATTGGAGTGACGATGAACCGAAAGATTAAGAGAATCGGTTGTTCGACACTTAAAGAATTATGTGAGGAGAATCGTTTAGAGTTGGTTGACAGAGCCACAATAACCGAACTTTTAACCTTTATAAATAAAGGTACATCATATGAGGCTGCAAAGGGTTATCATGATGACATGGTTATGAACTGCGTATTATTTGCATGGTTTGTAACAACAGAATTCTTTTTTCATTTAACGGATTCGGCAGTAAAGGATTTATTGTATTCAGAACAACAAAAGATGATTGAAGACGATATGTTACCTGCTGGAGTTTTTGGTGCTACACAAGGTATACAAGAAGAAAGTTTTGTAGATGTAGAAGGGGACAGATGGTTCCCCGCAGGACAACAGGAAGAATAACAGTGTGTTGGTGAGTTTTTATTTGTTATAAATAAAACAGTAAACAACACTTTTTAAAAAAATGTTGATTTAAAATAAACAACACTTTTTACATTAACAGGAGTAAAAGTATGGCATTTCAAGTATCACCAGGCGTTCAAATCTCAGAGATAGATTTGACAAATGTTGTACCAGCAGTATCAAGCACAATAGGTGCTTTTGTTGGTTCATTCAGATGGGGCCCAGTAGGTGAAGTAATAACAGTTTCCGATGCAAAGGGTTTGGTAGATAATTTTTCATCTCCTGCTAATACAATCGCAGCTGCTGAAGACTTCTATACTGCAGAATCTTTCTTAAAATATGGTTCATCACTAAGAATCGTTAGATCGGGGTCTTTGGCCTCTCTAATGCGTAGTGCGAACGCATCGGGTGCAACAGCATCGTTATTGAAAAATCACGATGACTACACATATTCATATAAATCGGGTGCTTTAAACGGCACAGTAGGCCAATGGGTCTCACGTTATGCAGGAGTTTTAGGTAATTCACTTAAAATTTCTCATTGTGCGAGTGCAGATGCTTACGAGAAAAGTGCAGTAAGTACTACTACAGGAACAGAGGCGGTTGGTCAAACAGTCATCGGTGTTGCTAGTGGTGCAGTTTTCCAAGTTGGAGATATCATAACCTTCGTTGGACATACACAAGAATATAAAGTAACAGGTATTGCATCTAACAATCTAACAGTTAAGTCACTAGGTCAACCAGCAAATACTGGTGTAACCGTAGCAATGGCATCAGGTGTTGCAATCACTAGAAAGTGGGAACATTATTCATTATTTAACAAAGCTCCAGGCATTTCTGCTGGTGCAACCTTAGCTGGTGCAACTGCTGATGAAATTCACATTGTAGTCATAGACGAAGATGGTGCTTTCACAGGAACAGCTGGAACAGTATTAGAATCATTTGGATTCTCTTCAATGGCTTCGGATGCAAAAACACCTGAAGGTAGTTCACTCTACTATAAAGATGTTATTGAGTCACAGTCAAAATATGTATACTGGTCAGGACACAACACTGCAACAGATTTAACCGCTGCAGAAGATAGAACACTTGCAACTTCAGTTTCAGACCCTTTCACAGGGCCGACAACACCATGGATTATTTCATTAACTGGTGGTCTAGATGGAAATATCAGTACTGCTGGTCAAAAACATGCAGACTGGACAACTCATTTCGGTGATGCAGAAACAATCGACATCTCATTCTTAATCGTGGGTTCTACAAGAACTCGTGGTGCTAGTGCAGATCAAGATACTCGTGCAGACTGGACAACACTTACTAACCAAGCAATTCTTCTTGCAGAATCAAGAAAAGACTGCATGGTCATTGTATCACCTAGATATTCAGATGTCGTTGGTGTTTCAAGTGAGTCAACTCAAGCATCAAATGTTAAAACAACTGCAGATACAGCAACTTCAAGTTCTTATGCAGTAATTGACAGTGGTTGGGTATACCAATACGATAGATTCCACGATACATACAGATGGATTCCTGCAAACGGACACACTGCTGGTATCATGGCAAGATCAGACCTTACTAGAGATTCATGGGTTTCACCTGCTGGATTCTCAAGAGGACAATACTTAGGTATCACTAAACTTGCTTTCAATCCGAAACAAGCATCTAGAGATGACCTATACAGAGCCAGAGTTAACCCAGTGGTTACATTCCCAGGCCAAGGAACATTGTTGTACGGTGACAAGACTGCATTAAGTACTCCATCAGCATTTGATAGAATTAATGTCAGAAGATTATTCATAGTATTAGAGAAAGCAATAGCAGTCGCTGCTAAAGCACAATTGTTCGAATTTAACGATGCCTTCACAAGAGCTCAGTTTAGAAGTGCAATTGAACCTTTCCTAAGAGATGTTAAAAACAGAAGAGGTTTAGTAGATTATTCAGTAATATGTGACGACACTAACAACACAGACTCCGTTATCGATAGAAACGAGTTCGTATGTTCAATTTTTGTCAAACCTGCTCGATCTATTAACTTCATTACATTGAACTTTGTCGCTGCTAGAAGTGGTGTAGAGTTTTCTGAAATTTATAGTGCAGTTTAAGGAGTATAAAACATGGCAACAATAGACCAATTTAAAGCACAACTAGTAGGTGGTGGCCCACGTGCAAACAGATTCAGAGTTTTCCTACCTCGTGCAGGAAACAAGATTGAATTTTTAGCAAGTGGAGCTCAAATACCAGCTGCAACAATAGAAATCACTCCAGTTAAGTTTAGAGGTCAAACTCTTAAACTTGCTGGTGATAGAACATTTGCTGACTGGACAGTGAAGATCATCAATGACGTAGAATTCTCTGCAAGAACTGCTCTAGAAGCATGGCAGGAAGAGATACAAGGATTTGGTACTTCAGACGGTTCAACAACAACCGATTACCTCTTAAGTCGTGCCTATATTGAACAATTAGGTAAAGATGATTCTGTTCTAGCGAGATATGAGTTTTTTAATATGTTCCCATCAGAAATTGGTGCCATTGAACTGTCTTACGACAGTGGTGATGCACTAGAAGATTTCGATGTAACATTTGCTTTTTCTCACTGGGAAAGAACAGTCTAAGTAGAATAACAGTGAAATTAGCACTTTATAGGTGTTATAAATAATAGTATGGAAATATTCGGATTTGAAATCGCTCGTAAAAAAGACGAGCTACGTGCAACGACTATCAACAAAGGACAGTCGTTTGTTCCACCAGTTGATGATGACGGTACACCAGTCATTCAACAACAAGCAGGTGGATTTATATCGGGTGGAGCCTATGGCTCCTATGTCGATATGGAAGGTGGTATCAAGAATGAGATTGAACTCATTCGGAAATACCGAGAGACATCGCTAGTCCCTGAATGTGACTCTGCGATCGAAGACATTATCAATGAGTGTATCACTTCGGATAGTTCCGATAGGATAGTCACACTCGACCTCAGAGATGTTAAACTCTCTGATAGCATCAAGAACAAGATGCAAGACGAGTTTACTAACATTCTATCACTAATGAAGTTCAATCAGAACTCTCATGAATTATTCAGAAAATGGTACGTTGATGGAAGAATTTACTTCCATAAGGTCGTTGACAGTAAACGCCCTAAACTTGGTATTGTTGATATTAGGAACGTTGACCCCTTGAAGATTAAGAAGGTCAGAAACGTTGAAGAAGAGAAGGGTAAGGACGGCGTAACAAGAATTAAGAAAATTGAAGAGTTTTATGTCTTCAATGATAAAGGTTTTGATAAGACTAGTGCCTCGGAAGGTGCAACTCTTAAGATTGCTCCTGAGGCAGTATGTTATACTACTTCGGGATTGTTAGATTATAACAAAAATGCAGTAATCGGGTACATGCATAAGGCATTGAAGACTGCAAATCAGTTATCGATGATGGAAGATGCACTAGTGATCTATAGATTGTCTAGAGCTCCCGAAAGAAGAATTTTTTATATTGATGTTGGTAATTTACCTAAGGCAAAGGCCGAACAGTATCTTTCAGAGACAATGAATAAGTACAGAAATAAACTTATTTACAATGCAGATACAGGTGAAATCAAAGATGACAGAAAACATATGAGTATGTTGGAAGATTTTTGGTTACCAAGAAGAGAAGGTGGTAGAGGAACGGAGATATCTACATTGCCAGGCGGACAAAACCTTGCAGAGATAGATGATGTAGAGTACTTCAAGAAGAAGTTATACCAGTCTCTTAATGTACCATCGTCTAGGATGGAATCAGATAATGGTTTCAACATGGGCAGGTCTTCAGAGATTAATAGGGACGAGTTGAAGTTCAACAAGTTCACAAACAGACTTCAGAAGAAGTTTGCAAGAGTATTTACAGATATCTTGAGAACTCAGGTTATCTTAAAAGATGTTGCAAATGCTGAAGAGTTTGACAAGATTAAAGATTTTATCCAGTATGATTTTACTGCAGATAACCACTTCACTGAGTTGAAGGAACAGGAAATTTTTAAGGAAAGATTAGATGCACTTCAAAATGTATCAGAATATGTTGGTAAATATTTCTCGCAAGAATATGTTAGAAAATATATACTACGACAAACAGAAGAAGAGATTAAAACCATTGATGGTCAAATTTCTGCAGAGAAAGAGGCAGGAGTTGGTGGAGACGAAGATGATGGTGGATTCTCACAGTATTAGGAGTAAATGATGAGTAGTGAAATAGCAAAAGAAATCGTAAATAGTATCGAAGCAGGAAATCTTAGTGATGCAAAAGATCAAATTGATCAGGGCATTAAAGAGAAAGCAGCCGAGACAGTAGACATGAAACGTGTCGGTTTACAGGTTGACTGGATGTCAACTACAACAGAACCACAAGGAATGTAATGAAGAGTTTCGTGCGGATATCTAGAGAACTTAATGAGGCTAAGGTGAAACTACCTAGTGGTCATAAAGAACTCAAGACTGATATTGTTAAAGTTGGTAGTAAACCAACAACTATCACTTACACTATTGCAAAAGGCAAAGTGTCCGTATTCGTGAACGGTTCAGACTTTACAGGTGGTTCGCCATATAAGAATTTGGCAGCTGCAGAAAAAGAATTTAAAGACATCAAACAAGTCATGCAACAAATGGCTGAAGAAGGTGTCACAATAGAGGAAATCATCAATGAAATTAATAGCAGAATTTAACGAACATATTGCACCGATCATCACCGAAGCAAAAAACGGTGGGAAGGATTACTTCATTGAAGGTGTCTTTATGCAAGCAGATATCAAAAACCGTAACGGTAGAGTCTATCCAAAAGAAATTATGGAGAAAGAAGTAAACCGTTATAACAAAGAATTTGTTGAAAAATCAAGAGCATTTGGTGAGTTGGGACACCCTGAAGGGCCAACAATCAATCTTGATAAAGTATCACATCTTATCCAAAGTTTAACCTTAGAAGGTAATAACTATGTGGGTAAAGCAAAGATTTTAAGTACTCCAAACGGTGAGATTGTAAAAGCTCTCATTAATGATGGTGCTAAATTGGGTGTATCATCTAGAGGTCTAGGTTCACTAGAGCAAAAAGGTAATGCACAATACGTAAAAAACGATTTCCAACTTGCAACAGCAGGCGACATCGTAGCAGACCCATCTGCTCCTGAGGCATTTGTCGAAGGAATTATGGAGGGTGTTGAGTGGATTATGGGTGCAAATGGAGTGTTAACTGCCGTGCAGGCGGAAGACTTTCAGAAAACCCTCAAATCTGCACGACTAAATAACTTAGAAGAAACTAAGTTAAATCTATGGAAAAGGTTCGTTGAGAACCTCTAACATATAAATAAATTAAGTAGTTCATAAAGAATTAATAACAGGAGTAAAAAATGGCAGATTTAGAAAACAACCTAGAAGGTATACAAGAAGCAGGGCAACCTGATTCTAAAGCCGAGAAAGGGGATTCAAAAGCAGTCAAACAAGGTTCATCAGACGCTGCGACTATAGGTCAAGGTAAAGTTGATGTCGTCAAACCCGAAGAAAATCCTGTTGACAAAGCTGTTGCAGCGAATAAGAAAGCAGAAGCTGGAGTGAAAGTCGTTTCGAACGACCCACAACAGAAGAATGCTGGTAAGGCTGACAAAGCAGATTCAATTAAAGAAGATGAGAAAGAGTCTAGTAAAGACGTTCAAAAATCTACTAAGATGGAATCGATCAAAGCTATCGTCAACAACATGAAGGAAATGACTAAGGAAGAAATCTCATCTGTACTGGGAACAGTTTCAGAAGAGGAAGTTGACGAAAGTTTGACAAAGGCTGAAACAGCAAGAAAAGTAGTAGAATCTTTGAAGTCTATGGACGAAGAAGCAGTTGCTAAAGTTCTTGAAGGTTTTAACAAGAAAGAAGATAAAGATGAAGATGAAAAAGAAGATGAAGTAAAAGAAGAAGTGGAAACTTCTCTTGAACTAGAATCATCTTTGGTGGAAATTGAAATAGATGACGACCTATCTGCAATTTCGGAAGCATTAGAACTTTCTGAAGAAAACGCTGAGAAAGCAAAAACAATATTCAAGGCTGCAGTTTCTAGTAAAGTGCAGGAAGTATCTGAGACTCTTAGAGCTCAATACTCAGAAGAATTAAAAACTACAGTTGAGACTGTCAAAGGTGACCTTGCGGAAGCAGTTGATAAGTACTTAACATATTGTGCAGAAGAGTGGACGAAAGAAAACGAACTCGCAATAGAACGTGGTTTGAGATCAGAAATGACAGAAAACTTCATTGAAGGACTGAAGACATTGTTCGTAGAACATTATGTTGACGTTCCTGAAGACAAGTACAATGTTATTGATGAACTCGCAAATCGTCTCGATGAGATGGAATCTAAATTGGATGGTGAAGTTCAGAACAATATGGACATCACTGAAGAATTAGAAACACTCAAGAGAGTGAACGTGATATCAGCTGCGTCTACGGACTTAACTGATTCACAAAAAGAGAAATTATCTTCACTTGCAGAAGGTGTTGAGTACAAATCTGAAGAAGACTTCGCTGAGAAGATTTCTGAAGTAAAGAATGCGTACTTCCCTGCTGACGGTGGTCAAAAGATAGTTGAAGAAACTCTAGTAGTTGAAGGGGCAAATGAATTCGAAGTGCAAACTGAGAAAGTTCTTGACCCAATACTTGCTAGATATTCACAAGCAATTAGTAACCACAGACCTTTATAAGTCTTAGGTTACTTTTTTTAAAGGAAAAATAAAATGTTTTTATCAGAAAACTTACAAGAAAAGTGGTCACCGATTCTAGAACACTCCGATCTTCCAAAGATCGAAGATAACTACAAACGTGCTGTAACTGCTGTTATTCTTGAAAACCAAGAAAAGGCTCTTAATGAAGATAGAGTAAACCTTGGTGAGGCAGCACCTTTAAATGCTACTGGTAGTGCTATTTCTAACTGGGATCCGATTTTGATCTCATTAGTAAGACGTGCCATGCCGAATCTCGTTGCGTACGACATTTGTGGCGTTCAACCAATGACTGGGCCTACTGGCCTTATCTTTGCTATGAAAGCAAGATATAACGATTATCACACTCAAGCTGCTATCTTATCTAAGACAGAAGCTATGGGAATTAACGAAGTTGATACAGAATTTTCATCAACATCGTCTCCTGAAACTGGTAAACTAGGCGTTAATGTTCAAATTTCAGACCCTTTTGATACTACAAATCCTTCGTATGAAAATACGACTGGTACTGGTATGACTACAGCTCAGGCTGAAGCATTAGGCGATGCAACTGCAAACGGTTTTGCTTCAATGGCATTCTCTATCGAGAAAGCTACTGTTACTGCAAAGTCAAGAGCATTGAAAGCAGAATACACACTAGAACTTGCACAAGACCTTAAAGCAATCCACGGTCTTGACGCAGAATCAGAACTTGCAAATATTCTTTCATCAGAAATTCTTGCTGAAATCAACAGAGAAGTTGTTAGAACAGTAAACTCACAAGCCAAACTCGGTGCAGCCGATACAGCTAGTGCAGGTACTTTCAACCTTGACGTAGATGCAAACGGAAGATGGTCTGTTGAGAAATTTAAAGGATTATTGTTCCAAATCGAAAGAGAGTCTAACAAAATTGCTAAAGAAACAAGAAGAGGAAAAGGTAACTTTATTATCTGTTCTTCAGACGTTGCTTCTGCACTTTCTATGGCTGGTGTATTAGATTACGCTCCTGCTCTTTCTACTAACCTTAACGTTGACGATACTGGTAATACTTTTGCTGGTCTTCTAAACGGACGTGTTAAAGTTTATATCGACCCATATGCTGGTGTTGATTACTTGACAGTTGGTTACAGAGGTTCTAACCCTTATGATGCTGGTCTTTTCTACTGCCCTTACGTTCCATTACAAATGGTTCGTGCTGTTGGTGAAAATACTTTCCAACCAAAAATCGGTTTCAAAACTAGATATGGTATGGTAACAAACCCATTCGTAGGTACTACACCTGCTGACGGACTTGCTACTGCGGGAACTAACCAGTATTACAGAAAATTTGCAGTGTCAAACATTCTGTAAGAACTTCGGTTCTAATTACTTCGGTAATACTAAAAACCCCTCTTTCGAGGGGTTTTTTTTTGGTCTTGCAGAAACACGTTGCAGTATCAGAAATCACCCTCGGCAACTTGAACTACAGTAGTTCCTCTTTCTCTCCACATCTCAACAACAGAATTCCTGTCATCGAAAACAATGTCGATCTTGCCACCCAATGATTCAAACTTGTCGGCAAGTTCACTCTTGAACTCAACATCACTTCTGAAATCACCATCGGGTCTAAGGAACAATCCTTTATGTCCTTTACCAATCCACTCTTCAATTTGAGCTTCGGTAACACCTCTTTGTTCTTCGTTCCTTGCAGAAAAGAATGCAACATCGTCACCAAGTGCAATGTGTCTTTTTGCAATATCACAAACCCATTCAACAGGAGTATCAAAAACAGTTTGTTCTTTGAATGACTTCCAGTCGGTAGGTCTTTGACTAACGTGATGTCTCCTATGCTCTACATCGGCAATAGTTCCATCAACGTCAAAAATTATAGTTTGCTTTTTCATTATATACATAGTATACCAAAAAGTGAGGGTCACTGTCAAGTCTTTTTTTAGTCTTTTTTCGGTTTGTCTAAATACTAGTGTAAGAATAATCTTACGCACACACAGGAGACTATTATGTCCACAAAATCAGGGTTCGAAATCCGAGCCGATCTACTATCCCAAGCACAAGGAATTCTTACTGATAATTATCAGAGAGAAGTCGATGCTGTATATCTACACAATGATAACAATCCCAATGAGAGGAAACCCCTACCATTGAGAGAGATTATGGGAGATGAAATCATTCAAGTTGCAAGACAACTAAATGAGTTCGTTACTGAAAAGTAACAATTTGGGGGGAGACCCCCATTTTATTTACCTAAATATAGGTATATGGAGAAATTATGAAAGAATTTGAAAAACAGGTGAAGGTTCTAGAAGGGCCATGGGCAGATGTCACATTCCCAAATGGTGAAGAGACAACCAATGTCATTTCTAGAAAAACGATCACAACTTATATCCAAGATGGGTATCTTTGTGAATCAACAACAACAAGAGACTATAGAGACGGAGACTACCAAGACTCTGTAAGTAACAAACGGATAACAAAAGTCCATGGCTAGTATTAATAAATCAATCCTCAATAAGAATAATTTTAAACTTATTGTTGATAAACTACCAACAGTCGAGTACTTTGTACAGTCGGTAAACATTCCAGGCCTATCCTTTACAGAAGTAGAGTTCGGTGCTGGTGTTGGTCTTGATGCATTTTTCCCAGGCGACAAAGTATCCTTCGATAACCTTGAAGTGACATTCCTAGTCGATGAAGACTTAGAGAATTTCAAAGAGGTTTATGATTGGATTAATGCAATCGTGCCTATACATGACCCTAAAGATTTCAAAGATTTTACAGGTTCGAAATCGACTAAAGGGGTTCTTGCAAGTATAGACAATGACCTTAACCAGTACAGTATGATTACACTGGTGACAAACACAAACAAAAATATACCAAACAAATTTTTCAGGTTCTATGACTGTTTCCCAACTGCACTTAGTGGTATGGAACTCAAGTCAGGTGAGTCAGGGGAAGCAGTCACATGTACTGTAACCTTTAGATTTACATACTACGACATAGAATCCACTAGTTAAAAACCCCTTTTCGTGATATAATTATAGTATGAACTTAGATGAATTGAAAGTCGAGTGGACGAAAGATTGTGAGATAGACGATATCGAATTAGATACTGCATCTCTCGAAGTCCCCAAACTCCACGCAAAATACCAAGATTTACTTACCAGTAAACTAATCCTTGCAAAAACTTACGAGTATAAGTATAACCAATTGTTGAAAGATAAGTGGTTGTGGTATAACGGTAAGATGGACTCAGACAGGATTAATGAGCTTGGTTGGGAACATGACCCATTAGATGGTGTCTCTGTTATGAAAGCAGACATGCACTACTTCTATAATTCAGACCCCGATCTAGCACAAATGAAAGCAAGACAAGACCTATTGAAAATAACTATAGACTTTCTTAAGGAGTGTATGCAAAACATTACTTGGAGACACCAAACGATTAAGAACACAATCGATTGGAGAAAGTTCATGGCTGGGAGTTAATTATGATATTAGAAAATTACATTTGGACTGCACCCTCATTCTTCACAAAAGAAGAAGTTGCACAAATTCATGTTGCAGCTGCAAAGTTACCATTGAAAAATTCAATGATTGGACAGATGAATCGTACCCAAGATTCTGAAGAGTCGTCCTCAGAGGGCAATACAGACACTTCTATTAGACAGGGTGGTAATAAGTGGTTCATCAATGAAGAGAATCATATGCCAGCACACCTCAATGAGAAGATGACCTCTGCACTCAATATGGCAAACACGGATTCACGATGGAATCACACTATTGATTATCAAGAGAATCCCCAGTACACTATTTACAATGCACCCAAAGAGAAACAGGGTGGTGACTTCTATACATGGCATACAGATGCAGGGCCAATGCTATATGAAAATGGAATGCATAGAAAGTTGTCTATGACTATTCAGTTATCAGAGCCAGATGATTATGAGGGTGGTCACTTTCAGTGGTTGGAACCTCATAGACAATTTGATCGTCTAAAACAAACAGACAACACAATCAATATTGAAAACAGTATCCAAACAGTTCCATTCTCTGCCAGAGAGATAGGAAGTGTAATTGTATTTCCATCATTCTTATACCATCAAGTAACACCTGTACTATCGGGTTGTAGAAAATCCTTGGTAGTTTGGTATGTTGGGAACCCCTATGCCTAAACCCATCGTCACAGTAACGAAGCTTGATGAAGTTTTCATGCAAGTTAATTGTCCCGATGACGGACTGGCAAAAGACCTGTTTGATTTCTTTTCATACATGGTTCCTAATCATAAATTCATGCCGTCATTCCGTTCAGGATTTTGGGATGGTAAAGTAAGATTATTTTCAATCAAAACAAGAAAGATTTATATCGGTCTACTCCCATATGTTGATGAGTTCTGCAGAGAACGAGGATACGAATTCCGTGGGGTACATGATGTAATAGGTGAGAAGGTTAGAAACTTACCTGAAGTAGAAAAGGAATTCGAAAACCAACTAAAGTCATGGAACATTCCCATGGTTCCTAGAGACTACCAATTAGAGGCATTCAAAAGTGCAATCGAATATGGAAGACAACTACTCTTATCTCCAACGGCAAGTGGTAAGTCACTTATCATTTATATGTTGGTACGATGGTTCAATACCAAAACTGTTATTATTGTTCCTACTACTTCCCTTGTAGAACAGATGACAAAGGATTTTCAAGAGTACGGTTACAAAGACCCTATCTGTAAAATCTATTCTAAACAACCAGTCTTCGATGCAGACATTACCATTACAACATGGCAGTCATTTGCAAAAGCACCTAAAGAAGTACTTCAATCATTTGGAATGGTTGTAGGAGACGAAGCACATTTATTTAAAGCAGATGTACTGAAGGGTATTCTTGAGAAGATGAAGGACACTGCAATAAGAATAGGTACGACAGGTACACTGGACGGAAGTGAAGTCCATAGACTCCAACTGGAAGGTTTGTTTGGCCCAGTAAAGAAAGTCATCACTACAAAACAACTAATGGACGAGGGGACAATTGCAAATCTTAACATAGATTGTGTCATACTTCGTCATACTAAACAGAAGAAAACTACTTATGTAGAAGAGATGGATTACCTTGTAGGTTGTAAAGCTAGAAATGACTTTATATGCAACCTTGTGTATAGTCTTAAGGGAAACACCTTGGTGTTATTCCAGTATGTAGAGAAACACGGAGTCGTCCTACACAACAAAATGATGAAACGGCTGGGTGATCAGTTACACTATGTGTATGGTGGAACAGATGTAAAAGACCGAGAAGAGGTGAGAGTCCTTGTTGAGAAAGCAAATGACAATGTTATACTTGCATCATATGGTACTTTCAGTACTGGTGTGAATATCAAGAAGATAGACAATGTAGTATTTGCATCCCCATCTAAATCAAGAATTAGAAACTTACAATCCATTGGTAGAGGTCTCAGAAAGGCAGAAGGAAAGACAACTATGCGGTTGTTTGATATTGCAGATGATCTACAGTGTAACAATTATACCTTGAAGCACCTCAAAGAACGTATAAATATATACAACGAGGAAGGATTTTCATATGAGATCAGACAGTTCAATTTAAAATGAAGCACTTAACCGACATTCATATGGGATACTTTAAACACCTTGCTCATGCATGGAGAATGGCATTCATTCTTATTGTGCATGGGTTCTTTCCATGGGTATGGGAAACAAAGGTGAGTGATGAAATTATGTCATACCACAAAGAGGAGGCCGATGATGAAATATGAAGTTATAAAACTTAAAAATGGTTCTGAAATCTGTGGAATGATAAAGGACATGGACGAGTGGATTGAAATTACACTCCCAATGATATGTCAATTGACTAAACTTGGTGCCATGGAAACTCTTGCAACATTCATACCGTATGCACCTTTAAGTAGGGATGCAACCCTTACCCTTGCAAGACAAGATGTAATGCATAGAAGTAACTTAAATGAACAGTTCATACCATTTTACGATGAAGCATCTTCTAGATGGTTGACCATGGTAGAAAATGAAACAATTCCGTTGACTAACAAAATGCCTACTAGAGAAGTACTATCAAGAACAATTGGTGACATGTTAGAAAACATGACGGACGAAGAACTGGATGAATTAGATCGACTTCAAGAAGAAGATTTTGAAAATGATCTCTCTTCACCAAGAGATAAAACTTTAATACATTGATTCAAATGATGCACTTTTAGTTTGTCTAAATATCCGTGTATAATCAAATATACAAATAACTTATATAACCAAAGGAAAACCATGTCCACAGCAACTATGATTGCGAAGAGCATGGTACGAAAAGCTAGAGAAGTTAACAATGCAAGTCGAAAGACTAAGAAAAGTGCTGTTAACGCTATCGAATTTCTAGTGCTGTTGACTCTTCCGTTTGCCCTCCCATTTCTTGTGATGATCACAACAATCAAGGGATACTAAAACACCAACTAAAACCCAGTGCAGACTTTATGTTTGCACTAATTTTATTCTCCAAAATGATAGAAAAGAAAATCCTGCAAATTGTAAATCTTTCTCCCTCTGAAGCTGCGATGGAACGAATCGTTGAAATACATCCGATGAAGCAAATCGTTTTTGCAAGTATTTTGCAAGGGATAGTTTTTGGGACGATGCTGTTTGCATTTTGGTGCATAGGATTGTTCCTTGAGTATTACCCTAAATAAAGGTATGGAAGAGGAAATGGAATGAATAAGGTAACACCAACTGTATCCCTTATAAGTATATTCCCCCTTGGGACATATTAATTTTAACATAGATTTCTGAGGAGTCAAGTGGGTTTCTCAAAATACTTCAAATTAATTAAATTCAATAATCACTAAAAACCCCCTTGTCAATACCCAATTTATCCGTATAATAGAGGTATGACTACTAAAAAAGCAATCAAGAAAGACCCAAAGAAAGCAGTCCATTACGTATCCAACAAAGATTTTACAATCGCTGTTGCAGAATACGTTGTACTCCTTAAAGCTTCGAAAGAAAACGGAACCGAAAAGCCTCGTATGTCAGAGTACATCGGTGAGTGTATATATAAGATTTCTACTCGACTATCGACTAGACCTAACTTTATAAACTACACATATAGAGACGAGATGATTTGTGATGCAATCGAAAACTGCATACAATACATCGGGAATTTCAATACAGAAAAGTCCAACAATGCATTCGCATATGTTACTCAGATTTGTTACTATGCTTTCCTACGAAGAATACAAAAGGAAAAGAAACAAGTCTACATTAAACAGAAATCAACCATGGAATCAAGTATTACTATGGATTCGTTTTCTACTATAGATGGTCAACATGACCCCATGCTCACGAATACAAATGTCGAATGGTTACAGGAACACATGAATCACGTAGAGTATGCACCCCGAAAATCAAAAAGAGCAGTAAGCAAAAAGAACAATTTGGAAACAAACTTCTCAGAAGAAGAACCAAATCCAATAGAGGACTAGATTATTAAGATCGCTATATTAAATGACACCCACGCAGGTGTTAGGTCGGATATGATAGAAATGGCAAAGTATCAAGGTCGTTTCTACGAGGAAGTTTTCTTCCCATATCTAGATGAACATGATATCAAACAAGTTATTCACTTGGGAGATTACTTTGACAGACGGAAGTATATCAACTTCTCCAGTCTTGCAGAGAATAGGAAGCACTTTATTGACCCTTTAGTCAAGAGAGGAATTCATATGGATTTGATCTTGGGCAATCATGATACCTATTATAAGAACACTAACGATGTTAACTCCCCCGAACTACTACTGTTCAATGAGAGTAACATCAATGTGATACAAGAACCAATTACAAAAGAGTACGATGGATTTAAGATTGCACTAGTACCGTGGATTAATCCCGAGAACTATGCAGACTCAGTTGAGTTCTTACTATCTGCTCCTAGTACACATTGTTTCGGACACTTTGAGATTGAAGGTGCATTGATGCAGCCTGGATTCAATTGTCCACATGGACTAGATCACACATACTTAAAAAGATTTGAACAAGTGTTGAGTGGACACTTCCATCACAAATCTGAAGTAGGCAATGTCAGATACTTAGGTTCTCAATTACAGTTCACTTGGTCAGACTATAATGACAATAAGTACTTCCACATCTTCGATACAGAAACTTTGGAGATACTACCTGTTCTAAATCCGATCACGATGTTCGAGAAAGTCTTCTATGACGACACTAAGTTCGAAAAGTTTGAAGACATTAACGAGATGGACTTCTCAAATGTCAAAGGAAAGTTTATCAAGCTCATCGTTATTAACAAAGACAATCCATATTGGTTCGACACATTCCTTGATAAAGTACACGGACAAAATCCGTTACACTTACAAGTGGTCGATGATAATAAACATATGGACTTCTTTGGTGACGATGATATCGAAGACATCGAAGACACCCTAACAATACTAGGGAAATATGTTGACGGTTTAGAGATACAAGGAAAGAAAAAACCCCTTAACGAATTGATGACTTCATTATACAATGAAGCTTTAGATCAGCACAACTACTTATGATTAACTTTAAACAAGTACGGTGGAAGAACTTACTTTCATCGGGTAACAACTTTACTGAAATACAACTAGACTCACATCAAACTACCCTTATCTTAGGTGAGAACGGTGCTGGTAAATCTACACTATTGGATGCAATGTGTTTTGGATTATATGGTCGTGGTTTCAGAAACCTCAAGAAAGAACTACTTATTAATAGTGTTAATGAAAAAAATCTATTAGTGGAAGTTGAATTCAATATCGGAAGACGAGAATACAAAGTCCTTCGTGGTGCAAAACCAAACAGATTTGAGATACATGTAGATGGTGTGTTCGTTAACCAAGACGCAACAGTAAGAGACTATCAAGAACACTTGGAGAAGAACATCCTCAAGATGTCTTACAGATCATTTACTCAAGTTGCAATTCTAGGTAGTGCAAACTTCGTTCCCTTTATGCAGTTAAAAGCAAAGGAGAGACGAGGACTTGTTGAAGACTTATTAGACATTAGTATCTTTAGTACGATGAGTGATATTCTGAGAAAAAGAGTATCTAATCACACAATTGAGATTCGAGAGAACGGCCATGAGATAAATATCATGGAAGAACGAATTCAAGGATTGACCTCACAACTAGAAGCATTACGTGAGAATCGAGATAAAAAGATTGGTAAGTTTGAAACAACCATCAACGAAACCAACACGAATATTGAAGACCTTTTAGGAAAGGTAGACGAGAAGACTACCGTTATCGGAGAGAAGACACACTCTATTTCCGATAGAGACCCACAAGGTGACCGACTTAAACAAGCAATGGATATTTCCAAAACACTGGAAACTAAACGACAACGCATTATTAAGGAGATTGAATTTTATGAGTCAAATGATAATTGTCCAACCTGTAAGCAGGATTTAGATGAGGAACACAAAGAAACTCACGTTGCAGAGAAACAGGCAAAGAAGGAAGAGTTGGCACTTGCACTTGAGCAAATCGCCAGAACAATCGAAGATTCCACCAATAGAATGGAGGAGATTAGAAGAATACAAGAAGGAGTAGATTCTCTTCAAAGACAAATATCAGTTATCCAATCAGAAATTGTTTCAAACCAAAAGTACATCGGCAAACTTCAGAAAGAGATTGAAGACCTAAAGACGGAAGCCACGGTTAATAACAATGCACAAGAGATGATTGATGACAACGAAGAGAAGGTAGACATATTACACTCTAAAAAAGAGTCTCTTATTCAACAAGGTCACTATTTCGACATTGCACAGACACTACTTAGAGATCAAGGTGTCAAGCAAAAGATCATTAAACAGTATGTCCCAGTCATGAACAACATGATTAATAAATACCTTGCATCCCTAGAGTTCTTTGTTGGGTTTGAATTAGACGAATCTTTTGAAGAGACTATTAAGTCGAGATTCCGAGATGTATTCAAGTACGACAATTTCTCCCAAGGAGAGAAGATGAGGATTGACCTTGCCCTTCTGTTTACTTGGAGAACTATTGCAAGAATGAAGAACAGTGTGAACACTAACCTATTGATTTTAGATGAAGTGTTCGACTCGTCTTTAGACACAAACGGTACAGATGACTTCTTAAAGTTACTTAATACCCTAACTGAGAAGACCAACTGTTTTATAATTAGTCACAAGGGTGAGGCACTCTATGACAAATTTAACAATGTTATCCGATTTGAGAAACATAAAAACTTCTCAAGGGTTGCAGAATAGATAAATAGTATTATGAAAACATTTAACCAAATCGCAAACAACGAGATTGACCTTTCCGTGAAAATTGGGAATAGAGTTCACAACATCACAGAAAAGGTTGACCTAGAGATGAACCTCTTTGAAGGTAAAGCCTCACTTGGTGACTTTTTTAAACGCAAAAATATCGACAATTTCATCACTAAAGCTGAAGCTGGAGAATTAGTAGCAATTGGTGGGGCCTCTATCCTTATCAAAGATGTCACAGTATGGAAACAACTTAAGAAAGATTTGTTAGCTGCCGATGACGAAAAGGATATTAAACATTTCGGTGGTAGTGGTTTGATTAAACAGGCTCTAGGTGTTACAATAGGTAATATTGACAAAATAGCCAATGGTCTATCTACTGTCGATGGTTCAAATCCTTCAGGGGAAGACTGGGAAGCAGTTATTGCCGTCGCAGTAAACAAAATCAACGGCCATGAGTATAACACTGGTGCTGAATGGGATAGAGCTCAAAAGTTTTGGGGTGATTGGGAACGCCAAGCACTATTATTAGGTGCAGATTTCATTAAGAAATTGAAGGTGGATAAACTAGAACAACTCGGTGGTTCGACTCGTCCTCGTAGTCAAGAATGGAAAGATGCTGGTGCAAAAAATGAAACACCTAAAACCGACCTCATCGATACAACAAATCGTCACAATATTTCACTTAAAAAAGCAGGTGGTTCTCAGCTATTATCAGCAGGAAAAAATGAAACTATTGCAACTGTTCAAGCTGCAATGAGTATGTTTACAGAAAGTCCAGCAGGTAAAAAAGTTGTTACAGCTCTTCTTTCAGATATCGAGGGGAAAATGATAGCCATGCAAGAGAAGGGGACTATTACGGCAGTCAATGCACTGGCAAAGCAAGACCCCAAAACTTTGTCCAAAGATCAACTTGCTAGAATAGCCGATGTGGCCCAAGGACAGGTAAATGCAGACTACCTTACAGAAGCAATGCAGAATATGTTTAACGGTAGTGCAGAGATGAAGAAGTTTTTCTGTTGGGAAGCTGCAACAGGCACAACCAAATTTTCAACGAGTCCCGATGCTATTGCAGACATTATGGCAACTTTTAAGGATACTGGTACACTAGAAGATACACTAGTACTGGATTCACCCTCGAACGCAGGTAACAAACTCGCTGCAGGTAACGATTTTTATGTATCGTTCAAAACAGGTGGTGGAAATTCCCGACCATACCTTGCAGTAAGAAGTAGCAAAATCAAGACATCTAAATTATTGAAGAACGAAAACCACTATGAAGATATGTCTTTTCGGGGTATAATAATGGAAGAGTTAAGTAAAGAAGGTTTACTAACCGAAGAACTACAACACCTAGACGAGTGGGCAATATTGAGAACAATTTCTAGAAAAGTATCATCAGCTGCTACAAGGCTCCTCAAGGCAATCACCAACAGAATCAAAAGCGTGTTTACTTGGATTGCAACACAGGGTAAAAAGATGTGGTTAGCAGTTTTAAACTTCTTTAATCTTAAAATAAAAACAGTTACAATCACCAGCGGTGGGAAATTTCCCCTTTAAATTATGTATGAATTAATTCAAGAGGCCTCAAAGGTCTTAAGAACACCACCATTGGTGTTAGATTTCGAAAACCCATCACACGACCCAAAAGATGTTGAAGTAAAACTTGCAGAGGCAATGACCAAATTTGGTGGTCTCGGTCTAAGTGCAAATCAAGTAGGGTTAGATGTTAGATGTTTTGTAATGAGAACTGCAGATGCAGGAATCCAATGTTTCTTCAATCCCGAAATTACTAAAGTATCACAAGAGACAGACTTACTCAAAGAAGGGTGTCTATCTTTCCCCGATATATACCTCATGATAAAACGATCACGAGTCGTTGAAATGAAGTACCAAGATTCGGACGGAGAAGAACATTTTCTCATGTTAGAAAATATTGGAGCAAGATGTGCTCAACATGAAATTGATCATTTAAACGGAATCGTGTTTTTACAACGTGCTTCCAAATTGAAACTAGATCGTGCATTAAAGTCACGACCAAAAGAAAAAGCGAAACGATTAGAATATGAAAAAAGAGCAGCCGTCGCAAAGTACATCCAGTCCGTCCAATCTGCAAAAGATTCCGAACCTCGTGAGTCAGCAGGAACAACAGGCACTAGTACACTACCACAAGACGCACCACCACAAACGTAGTATCGGAGACGGTAGTGATTACCGTGGGATAGATTACATACACATACACACCCAGTGGGTGAGAGACATCATCAACAGGATTTCGTATCAGTGTGTTGGTGACATTCGTAAAATTACAGATCAAGTAGTGTATCCCGAAATGATATCTCTAAATGAGTGGCCAATCGGTGGATTCCAAACCCCCCATTTAGATACTTATTCAACCCAAGAACAAAAACACGACTTAGTAGAGGATACCCCTAGCAGGGAATGGACTCTAATCTTATACCTAAACGATGACTTTGAAGGTGGAGAGACCTTCTTCCCCACAGAACGTTACACACACTACCCTAAGGCCCGTGAAGGGGTCTTATTCCAAGGTATATACCTTGAACATGGGGTCAATCCTATTAGAAGGTGTCCACGACATACTATTGCAATGTGGTTCAGCACGAATCCCGATAGAATCCTTACGGACAA